AGCCGTCGGAATGCGATCATGAGTCTGGCAATGGTTTTGACGGACGACAGGGCACGGCGGACTATCAAGGGCGCAGAGGTGGACTTGGCTCGACCAAAAGTTGGAAACCCGGTGGCACGCGCAACCAGCGCAACGTCTGGTCGCTTGGCCCGGAGCCATACAGCGAGGCGCACTTTGCGACGTTCCCGACCGAAATCCCGCGCCGCGCCATCCTAGCCGGAACATCGGCGCGGGGCTGCTGCCCGAAGTGCCTCACGCCGTGGGAAAGGGTGGTGGAGACAACCGGCGAAGGCGGGAACAATCCCAAGAATAGTTCCGTCCCGCCGGGCGCAAAAAACCCGATGGCGGGCGAGCGTCTTGGTGGTGGCGCGTATCAGGCGCAATCCCGCACCTTAGGCTGGCAACCGGGATGCGAGTGCAACGCGGGCGAACCCATCCCCTGCACCGTCCTCGACACATTCGGCGGCAGCGGCACAACCGGCATGGTCGCCCTAGAGCTTGGCCGCAACGCCACCCTTTGCGAACTCAATGACGGCTACCTGCCTCTCATCCAGAAACGCACTCACGTCACCCCCGGCTTCACTTTCTGACCCATCTTGTATGTCCTCCGAACACGACCCCTTCGCCCCTGACGAACTGCCGCCGCACTCCCTCACCGCCGAGCAGGCCGTGCTGGGCGCGATTCTCTGCGACCCGGCCAATGCCTTGCCGGAAGTCCTCACCGAGCTGCATTCCAAGGCCGAGGCCAAGCTCGCCTTCTACGACCTCCGCCACGCTGCGCTCTTCGGCGTGCTGCTGGAGATGCACGAGACCCAGAAGCACATGGATGTCGTCACCATTGACCAACGGTTGCGCGACCTTGGCCAGCTCGACGCCATTGGCGGGCGGGCCTACGTGGATCAGCTCATGGGTTGCGTGCCGGGTGCGAGCGTGGCCAGCGAGTATGCCCGCGTGGTTGCCGCCAAGTGGAAGCTCCGCAAGATGCGGCGGTCCCTGCTTGAAGGCTTGGATCGGATGAAGAAGCTGGAGCCGCAGGACACCGCCGAAAGCATCCTCGAAGAAATCAGCGCCAACGTGCTCGACGTGGTGGCCGATGCCCGCAGCGGAGTGGGCGAGACACGGCTGATGGGGGATTATTTTGCCGCCATAGAAGCGCGCATGGAAACTTTTGCCCAAGGGCGCAAGGTGATGCAGGGCTTGAGCACGGGCTTTAATTACCTCGACAACATGCTGTGCGGCCTTAAGGGCGGGGAATACATCGTCATTGCCGCCCGACCCGGCCAAGGCAAAACCAGCATCGTGCTTCAGATGGCGGAGCATGTGTCGCTCAAGCACGAATTTCCCGTGGGCATTTTTAGCATGGAGATGACTGGCGAGGCGTTGGCCGAGCGCGTGTGGTTTAGCTTTAGCGGAGCCAATTTTCAGCACTACCGCAACGGGTTTATGGAGACCCGCGACATACCTCGCTTGCTAACGGCGGCGCTCAAACTTCGCAAGACGCCTATCTACATCAACGACCAGTGCGCCATGAACATCCAGCGCCTTGCGTTGGAAACTCGTAAAATGGTGCGGCAGCACGGGGTTAAAGCCATCTTTGTGGATTACTTGCAGCTTATGCCGCCCACGCCTGGCCGCGAGAATGACATGCGCGCGCGTGAGCTGGCGGACATCAGCATGGGCCTCAAGCGGCTGGCCAAGGAAATGAACCTGCCCGTGGTGGTGCTGGCGCAGATGAACCGGAACATCGAGCAGGAGGACAACAAGAACCGCAAGCCGGTGTTGAGCGACTTGAAAGATTGCGGCCAGATTGAGCAAGACGCCGACGTGGTGGGCTTCCTCTACCACGCCAACCTCAAGCGCGAGCAGATGCAATGGGAAGAAGAAAGCCAGCGTCCGTCGGCCTTTCGTTTCCTCGACCAGTTTGAGCTGCCCGAGGTGGAGGCCGAGGCCATGCGGAAGGCGCGGTTAATGCCGGAGTGGACGGCGGTGAACTGGAAGAAGCACCTGCGCCGCATCAACTTGCTCATCGCCAAGCAGCGCAACGGCCCCACGGGCGACTGCGCCCTCGTGTATGAGTCCGCCCGGATGCGCTTCCACGACGCTTACAATCCAGAAGAAACGGAACAGCCAGTTAATTACGAAACCGCCAAGGCAAGCGTGGACAAAGAGCAAGGATGGTAATGAATTACAATGGTGCTGGGCAACTACCGCGGCATTTATACGTGTTTGTTGATTCGCGTTACACGCATCGCCACCCGTGTGGTTTTGTGCCGGCTGTCTGGTTTGCGCTAATTAGTTATCCCGGTCGCCTGTGGGGTTGCACCGTTATGCTGGAGAGCGGCGCAATCTATCGCAATTTGCCCCCGCATTCGCTTGCTTTCCAGCAGGCTCCTAAAAAACTTTGGACACCGCAACAAGCGCAACGCTGGGACTGTTACGGCCGCCATTTCACGACAATCGAGTACGACTATCTTGCGGGTTTAGAATGCAGAGCGCGGGCAGCCAAACAGACGTATGCGGGCGAGTATCTGTTTTCCGTCATGCCGCTGGAGGACGCTTACAGTGCTGTGCCAGACCAAGCCAAAGAATTTACCTTTGTAAAACTAAACAACGGACGACTCACCATCCAACCAACTAATCATACGGTATTCCGCGAGCGTAGTTTTACGAATAATCCCAAGCTAGTGATGCCCGAAAACCTGCAACGGCAAACTGAAGTTTACTCCGCAGAATAAATTATGCTGGCGTCGTTAAGCGATCAACACACCAACCTTTTGGCCGTCGCTTACGGTGGCGGCACTAACTCCACGGCCATGCTCTGCGGTTTCCGAGAGCGAGACATCAAGCCCGATCTTATCTTGTTTGCAGACACCGGGGCTGAGATGCCGCATACCTACAAGCATCTTGCAGTGATGCAGGACAAGGTGCGCGAGTGGTGGGGTTTAGAGCTTGTCGTGGTGCGGACGTTAAGGGCGGGAAAATTTGAGGGGTTAGCGGGCGAGTGCCTGCGCGGACACAAACTGCCAGCGTTGGCTTACGGTTCTAAAGCCTGCTCGGTCAAATACAAATCGCAGCCGCAAAATGCCGTGCTGCGGCGATTTATAAAGGAGCGAGGGAACAAGACTGCTACGCGGGCCATCGGCTTTGATGCCAATGAGGCGCACCGGGTCAAGCCCGCAATCGAGAAGTGGGCGACGAATTGGTTTCCATTGGTGGAGTGGGGCTGGCGGCGGGCCGACTGCGTGGAAGCTATCAAACGAAACAACCTGCCGCAGCCGGGGAAATCTTCGTGCTACTTCTGCCCTGCTATGAAACGGAGTGAGGTGCTGCGACTCCAATCCGATAACCCTGATCTCTTGAATGTGGCCCTGGCCATTGAGCGGCAGGCAAAATGTGCAACGCCTCAAACGCGGGAAGTCACCATCGAGCAGGAGGATGGGTCATGGCGGACAGAAACGAGAATGATGCCCGCTCGCGGTCTCGGCGGCGAGGGCAACAAGTGGGCAGACTGGCTGGCGATGGACGCCGCCCAAGCCAAGCTCCTGCTTGACATTGAGCCGCACGAAATCCCCTGCGGTTGTGTGGACGGATGAAACCAAGAACGCAGAACCAAGAACCAGGAACCAAGTAACGCATTATGCTGAAATGGTCCCCCCACCCCCTCTTTCCCATCCCTACGGATGCGGACGTGGCTGCCATCCTTGCGCTGGCTGATGGGGCAGAGCGGCTTGGGCACATCTACGCCACGCGCGAGAATGCCATCCTCGACGCCAAGGCCGATCCGTTCCACTACGAGCCGGAGCCGGAGCATTGGGTTTCCGCCGACAAGCTGCTGGCCGAGGAGGACGAGCACGGGCGCGCGCTGTTCCTCATGCTCCTCGGGGGCAACCGCTCGGGCAAATCCATGTATGCCGCCAAGCGCATGATGCAGTCGGCCGTGCGGCATCCGCACTGCAAGCTCCTGTGCATCGCGGAAAATTTTGAGAGCAGCATTGAGACGCAGCAAAAGTATCTCTGGCATTACCTGCCCAATGAGTTGAAGGCGTTTAACGGCAAGCAAAGCAAGAAGTTTTATATCAAGTATTCGAGCCATCACGGGTTTAGTGACCAGCTTCTTGCGTTGCCCAACGGCAGCAAGTTTATGTTTAAGACCTACCAGCAAGACCCCGGCGACTTGGAAGGTCAAATGTTTGGCGTGTCCGGCACGACGATCCCGGCGGTGTGGCCGGACGAGAACCTGCGCGTCAACTGGTGGCTCATGCTTCAGCGCCGCCTCCGCTTCCAGCAAGCGCAGCTCATCTGGGCTTTTACTCCGATTAACGGCATGACCGCCACTATCAAGGAAGCTGTGGGCGATTCCCCCGTCACCCGCGAGAGTCGGCCCGCCGAGCTGCTGCCGGATCGCGTGAACGTGCCGGGCTTGCCCGAGGGGCACATGCCCTTCATCCAAACGCCGGCCACCACGCGCGGGCGCGTCATCTATTTTTGGTCGCAATTCAACCGCTTTGGCGATGGGCAACGCACCTTCTACGATGCCGTGAAAGACGACTGCAAAGGCAAGAACGGCAAGCCGCGTTCGCCCGAGTATGTCCAGCGCATTGCCTACGGTTACACGCGCGACACCGTGGGCCGGCCCTTCCCCAAGTTTGGCGAGTGGAACATTGTGCAGCCCGAGCACCTGCCCAAAGAAGGCACGGACTATCAGTTTGTGGACCCGGCGGGCGCACGCAATTTTGCGAGCCTCTGGGTGCGTGTGACCAAGGACGACCGCTTCTATGTGATGGCCGATTGGCCGGACGCGGCGAACTTCGGCGAGTGGGCAATCCCGAACCTTGACGGCTCGGGCGACGTGGTGGGCAAGCTCTACAAGGCCGGTCCCGCGCAAAACTCGCTGGGCTTTGGCACCGCGCAGCTCAAGCGCGTGTGGCGGGCCGTGGAGCGCGAGCTGGGCCTCGACCCGGCGGTGCGTTTTATTGACCCGCGAGCCGGGCGCAACCCGCACGCCGACGAGCACGGCGGCACCTGCCTGATTGACCAGTTTGCCATGCCCGAGGAAGGCGAGGACGGCGAGGCAATGGACTTTGTGACGGCCAGCGGCACCGAGCAGGAAACGCGCATTGCGGCCGTGAACCGGCTGCTGCATTGGGAAGACTCGCAACCGCTCGACATGGTGGCGAACTGCCCGCGCCTCTTCGTGAGCGCCGCCGCGCAGCAAGTCATCGGCACCTTTACCCACTGGCCCGGTCCCGTGGGCGGAGAGAAGCACGCCTGGAAAGACTTCGCCGACCTGCTCGGCTACATGGTGATGGCGGACTTGCAGTATTTGGACCCGAAACGGGAGGTGAGTTATGTGTGAGGAAGAGAAGCGCAACAAGGAGCGGGCGCGGGATAAGGCGTATCGCGCAGCCAACCGGGAGCGAAGGCGGGAGCAGAATCGGGCGTGGTATGCAGCCAACCGGGAGCGGATGCGGGAGTTAAGGCGGGCATGGAAAGTGGCCAACCCGGAGCGGGCGCGGGCGCAGCAGGTGGCGTATCGAGCGCGAAATCTGGAGCGGGTGCGTGCCCGGTTGAGGGCATGGAAAGTGGCCAACCCGGAGCGGGCGCGGGCGCAGCAGGTGGCGTATCGGTTGAACCATCGGGACGAGATTTCGAGAAGACGAAAAATTGCTGATTCCCACGTGCGGGCAACGCTCGGGGACAGGTATGTGCGCCAGTTGGTCGGCGACGTCCCGCCGGAAGTTTTGGAGGTCAAACGACAGTTGGTAAAACTCAAACGAGAAATCAGAAAGGCAAAACAAAATGAAAACCATGAATGAAATCCGCAACATCCTCTGCGAAGAGATTGATGCGCTGCGGGAGAAGAAGACCACGCCGGCCAACGTGAACGCGATTGTGAACGCGACCGGCAAAATCCTCACGACCATCAAGATGGAACTGGAGTATGCCAAGTCGGTGGGCAAGCAGGCCAACATGCAGTTCATCCAGCTTGAGGATGTAAAGGTCGAGAAGGCCAACCCGCAGCCGGTCAAGAAGTAACCCGGAAAGGGAAGTGAGTTACGT